ACCTGCTTTAAGTGTATTAGGGTCTGTAGCTAAACTAATATCCGGTGTAGGTACATTTACTGGTTGTTTATATTCTGACATTTTAGCTACCTCTTTGGTTAGCGGCACGTGCTAAGCCACGGCCCATTTTCTTCATTGCTGCAGATGTTACTGTACGGGCTTTACCACCTTTAGATGGGGCACCATCTTGTCCACCTTTAGCACCATCGATGCCTAATTGTTTACCCTTAGTTTTACCTTTAGTGTTAATGCCTTGTGCGCCTGATTTAAATGCCATTTTATTTCTCCTATGTCGTCGTTACGGTTACAGTACCGACTGAGGCAACTGCTACCAACTGGTTTACTTCTAAGTTAAACGGGTCATGTAATCCAACCGGATTCCATCCCCACTGTATTATCCTACTACCTTGCAAGGGAACCCCAGTTGCATTTGGGCTAACGCTTGTTGTTTCGGTTAATTGTAACCCATTTAGACCTGATTGATAATAGCCTAAATCTGGGCGTGGGTCTCTAACTGCTTGCGGGTCATTAACTGGGTACATACCCAATTGCAATTGTGGTTGGTCTGGCTCCCAGCAATCTTGACACACAAGGATGTTAACATTTTTTGTCTTAATAACCAATCGTTTAAGCTGCGATAACTTATATCTAAACCCGCAACGGTCGCACTGGGATATTGCAAATTTACCACTTGAGTATTTACTAGCCATTATACTACCTAATAAACTGCATTCTAGGCGCTAAACGAATAGCCGCTTTCTCTCTATCCTCGTCCTGTGCGTTTTTAAGTGTTTCATCGTACACCATTTTGAGCATCTCTACACGAGGTAACGCCTCTGGAATTTTCATGCTTAAATGATACGCTAAGCCCGCAACCATCGCAGGAATAAACCTAAACGGAATGTCTTGTGTTGTCGTACCGCCATTACCCGCGTCTTGTATGCGACGTAATCGCCAGTACACAAAGGTATAGTAGTTGTCTTGTTCTGGAACTGGCCAGATATTAATTGTCGGATACTGTACGCCTGTAGGTGCTGGATTAGTTGCCCCTGACTGACGGTTTATCCACACCTGTATAGGGCGACCTTGCGCATTCTTATTCGGTATCGTCGAGTAGGTTGAACCACTAATGCGTGTGATATTGATGTCTGTTTGGTTTTGGCCTGTGCCTGTGCGTACTACGTGGTCTAACAAATCAATCGTATCCACCGGTAGGTCGTAAACAATATCATTGGTATTTAATAGAATAGACCCCTCTTCTACAGTCCATAAGTTAATACCCATATTTGCCCACTCGATAGTAAGCAAATTAATACTTCTACGCGCAGTCCTTAAGTCGTAACCCGTGCGTAACTCTGAGCCGCATCTTTCGAATGCTTCTTCTACTAGATTGTTTACATCTAGATTAAATAGTGCGGTACCTGAAGTTGTCATATGCTCTTTACCAAATAAATACTACTTCTACTATACCCAAACTTAAGATGAGGAAGTTGTCATCTTCTATGAGCTCATGTTGAATCCCTAGAGCAAAGCCACAAATCATACTTATGCTATAGAGTTCCATCATGTTATTTCCTTTGTGATAGGGCAGGAAAGTTTATCTTTCCGCCTCGTTTATACACATCAACCTTATTTGGGTCATCCTTACGCGTAATAATGCGCGGCTTTTTACCGGGCATTTTGTTTGGGTTAATTATACCCATTCCGCGTGAGGCTCTCATACTACACCATCCGACCTTTAGTCTTACCTTTAGTGCAGCAGCCGTCAGCACGTTTAGATGCTGAACCTACTGAACCGCCTTTTTTCATGTTGATACTCATATCATCTTCGGTTTGACCAATAGGGTATGTTTTTTGTTTAGCCTTAACCTTGGCCTTAGCCTTTGGAGCTGGAGCTGGAGCTGGAGCTGGAGCTGGAGCTGGAGCTGGAGGGGGTGGCGGAGGTGCAGATTTTTTTGGGGGTGTTGGTGTTGCAGACCCGTTGTCTACTTCTGCTTCCCATGCTTCTATTTTCTTAGCCATAATTATGCCCTCGTTTTTCCACGTATTGCGCAACCATCTGCGCGTTTAGATGCTGAACCACCTTTACTAAATGGTAATTCTTCTGCAACATCGTCAATTAATGCGCCGCGACTACGTGGGGTTTTAGGGAGTTGTTTCTGTGTTTCTGCATTAGCCCTATCACGTGCTCGCGTTTGTTCTTTATTAAGCGGTTCAGCTTTTTTACTCATGTCTTTTGGGTTAACTATAATCATCTTACTTTTAACTTCGCCTGTAGCAGGTACGTCAATACCGGAAGTTGATGATTTACGTTTAGTCATGTAGTCAGTCATTCTACCTAGTCCGCTACGCGCTGGAGCCATATCACCCATAGCCCCACCAAAGCGACCAGCGCCTTGAACTAGATTTTCCCCAGGTTCGCCAAATTTCTTAGCCATTATAACATCCGTCCTTTTGTTTTACCGCGTTGAGCACAGCCATCACCACGTGATGATGCAGATGAAACTTTACCACCTTTTTTCATACCTGTTTCTTTCTTTGGATTCCTTGCTTCATCAATTGCTCTTTTTAATGCCGCTTTTTCTTCTGCATTAGAAGCTTCTGCACTTTCTACCATATTAGGAAAGTCTTCTCTATACCCTATTACCGTGCCCCTAGCCCCGATAAGCCTTCCATCACTGGTTGCTGGGTACCTTAATTTTTTTGAGTTTTCAATATCTAATAACTCTGGACGACCCATTCTATCAGTTATAGGGTATTCTTGTGACGGGCCACCTACTGAACTTCCATATGTAGACTTGTAGTGCCTTCCGCTTTTTAATGCTTTAGGAAACGTAGGGTCTACTGATTCTTTAGGTTTATCATCACCTGATAATTTCTTTTTAATTTTATCAGCTATATCTTTTAATGCCATGATTAGCACATCTTCCCGCGGGTTTTACCGCGTTTTTCAATACCGCCACCTTTAGCCCTTCTAATAGTACCCGGACCAGTTGACCCTTTTACTACTGAACCTAATCCTATTGGTTTTTGTGGTAGCTGACCTCTATTCTGCTGTGCCATAATAGTAGCTTGCTGTGCAGCTTTCCCTGCCGCTTGCTGCTGCTCTGTCATTGCGGCGCCTCTTCGACCCATACCACCACCCATTGTGCCCATACCTGATGGTCTTGCTGGTGCCGCTGCAATCATACGACCTGCAGGTGCTCCTGCCGGTTTCACCATAGATGGATTTGCTGCACCTTGGGCCTTAATCGCATTCATTGCATTTCCAACTGCGCTTGTGACACCACCAAATGCCATCTTAGCACAACCGCCGCCTTTAAGTTTAGTTAGGTCGGTTTTCTTACCGCCGTGCTGTTGTTTATCATGCATGCCAACAGCTTTCTTAACTGTTTTCTTGTCCTGCGCCATGTCTTTCTTTGTATCTTCTTTAGCCATGATAGCTCCTTGTTAACATTTCCAACGTTTTAGTGATGCTGCTTTGCGTGTAGGCTTGCCATTCTCGTCTTTCATTGGGCCTGGCATACCTGACATACGGGCACAAAACGATTTCTTGCGAGGACCACCTTCTGGCTGAGGAGCTTTCAAGTTAGACCCTGTTGCTGCATTGTATTTTGCGCGTCCTTTAGCAGTAAGTCCAGCACCTTTCGATACTGGTAATTTCTCACCGCGACCAACTGCTAGGGATGGACCGCCTTCTTTAAACTTCTTGCCCTTGTCAGCTTCGTTAAACTCTTTTGCTACTTTAGTAGGAATACCCACCTTCTTAGCAAATTTAGGGTTATGTGCCGCAGCAGCCATTAGCTTAGCTTGAGGTTTACTCTTGCTCGGCATCTTCCACTACCTCTTTAACAGGCGCGTCTTTTTGAAGTTTAGCTTTGCGAACATCTTTAACTTCTGCTTTAGCTTCAGGTTCTTTTTTGTCGCCCCAGCCGTTTTCATTAATTATCATAGTAATTTCCTATCCAAATAGTTTATGTGCGAATTGAGTGACAAGAGCGCCAAGAGCACCGCCGGCACCACCAACCATCATCAAGACTCTCCAACCCCCACGAGCTTCCGCAAGAGTTGTGTTAATATCATTAAGCGTAGCTTTAATTGACTCCATGTCCTGGACCAACTTATCCATATCAGACTGAAGATGTTTAATTTCAGTCTCATGCACTGCTAGCTCGCGTTCTACGCTCATATGTCACCTTAGCCGTAGAATACAGTTGTGTGGACATCCGCCGGTAAAAAGACCCTAATACCGTTGTGCGCAATAATGCCTTCACCTGGAATAACAACTGTGTAGGCTGTTGCTGAGCTTGCGTCGGCTTGAAATAAAACATCATTCCAAACAACTACGTTACCACTTGCTGCACCGCTGTTTGCCACTGTTACAGTAAATACGTTTGAGTTTGTAACTGTCTGAACTTGATAAGGGTTATCTGTTAAGTCCCAGTCAAGGTATACCCAATCACCAGCAGATAAGCCGTGATTTGTTGCAGTTATTGTGGCTGTTGTAGTAGCTCTTGCGTAAGTACCTGAAATACTCACATCATCTACAAATATTGAATATGCAGTGGCGCCAGTAAACGGGAACATTACTAGCCCTTTTAACCGCGTGCGGCCAGTAACCATAAGACCGCTAACTCCAGCGTGTTTTGACTTTACATCATATTGCATTGCCATAATTAATCTCCTTAGATTGTAAGCGGGGCCGAAGCCCCTAGATTAATTAAGCAACTAAGTTGTTAGCTTGTACGTAACGAACTGTTAAGTAGCCTTCGCCAGCGCCAGTGTTAGTTGAAGTAACTACGATTTTAACGTCTGTAGTACCTACATCAACAAAAGCCAATGTGCGAGTTGCATCTGTGCCTGGGGTTACTGAAACAATACCTACGGTGCCACCGGCTACTGCGTTAGCTGCAGTGTATGCAGTTGCTAATGCTGTGTTACCTAGACCTAGGGTTGAGGCTACGCCGTCCCAAGCAGTGGTTACATACAAAGTCATTTCGACGATTTGGCTGTTTGCTGGAATTACGATTGTTGTTGTGCTTGAAGCTTGTGTTACTGCTTGTGATTGTGCCATTACAGTTTGGCCTACGTTAGCAATGTTAGTGCCTACTGTAGTACCTGTTGTGTTGCGGATGTTACCGGCACGTATTGGGCCGCTGAATGTGGTGTTAGCCATTTGAATTTCTCCATACAAAGTAAGCCTACTAGTCTTGTATGCGTCCGCCGGGACAGTCTAATAAGCCGGATTTAATTTCCCGGTTGATATAGCCTTTATACTAGCGTTTTATGGAGTTGTCAATATAAATTAGGCGTAGATTTGGTAGTTGTTACATGTAACGCAGAAAGCCGAAAAACTCGTTACTTACTACATCCTCTAGTGTCGGCTTAACCGCCTATGTTTAAACAAATGTTTAGACTATTTGTTCATTACGTACATGGTTACTTCAAAACCAAAACGCATTTCAGTAGCTGCTGGTGTAGTCCACATGATTATATTCCTTTAAAATTTATACACGTCAGTGTGTATGTGTTCACATTCTGCTCTTTTATAAACATATCACAATACGGAAAACCATTAAAAAAGGCCCACCGAAGTGAGCCTCTTATCTTACCTAGCGTTTATTAAGCGCCAGCTGAACCGTACATACCTAATGGGTCAGACCAACCGAATGAATAACGCTCACGGGCTTTGTAACGTACGTTACCAGTGTCGAAGTCACCATCCATTGAAGTACCTAGTGGGCTACGAACAAAGTGTTTCATGCCGTTAGGAACATCAGTTGTTAAGAACCACGCATTTGTGTCGGTCAAGAAGTGGTTAATTGCGTAACCTTCTGGGATTGAACCGTTGTTTTTCAATGCGTTGACATCATTGTCAGCAGTACCAACACGCAATTCAGTTTCCAACAAGCGGGTTGCAACGAATTGCAATGCTGGTGGGATAATCAATTTAGCTGGTTTTGCTGCAATTAACAGACCGCGCTCATCAGTCCATGCTGCGATTTGGATAACAGCTGCTTCTAAAGAAGTTTCGTTCAAATCCGCTGGGGTTGTTGGAATGTTGCTGTTTACACCGCCTGTAACAAGTGGGTGAGAAGCTGAGAACAACGGCACACCGTCGCCACCATTGTACGCACCGCTGGTATTGAAACCATTGTTTAGTACGTTAGCACCTTTAACTTGTTTTGTGTACGCCATAGCACGAGCTAATGCTTTAGTATAACGAGCAGACAATGTGTCATACAAGTTATCTTCTACGGCTTCTTCAGTTAAGCTGAAGCCCAAAGCGATAGTTTCGTGTGTGTAGCGAGCTGTCCAAGCTTCTTGAGCATTGTCGTAAGCGATGGCGTTGCCTTCGTTTTTAACAGGAGCTGCTGAGAAGCCAGACAATTTTGTTTCTTCTTCGAAGGAACGCTCAGAAGATTCAGTTTCGTAAATCTCTTGATGTTCTTCACCATAACGTTTGTACTCTAGACCAAACAAAGCATTTAAGCCTGGTAATAGTTCTTTAAGTAACTGTGCGCGTGAAATAGCCATTATTTATTCTCCTTAATCGCCAACACCGGTACCATTGTAATACGTATGGATACCAAAGTTAAATTTAACGATACAATCAGTGTATGCGTCACCAACAGTAGAGAATGGGCCGTTTACAAAATCTACTAAACGCAATGCGATAGTGTTTGTTGTAGCACGAGTACCAACGTCTAATGATATTTTTGAATCGCCAGTAGTTGTAGAACCTGCTGTTTGATTCACGCCAAAGTTAGAACCTAGCATTGTTTGAGTCACAGCATCATCTGCTTGGATTTGGAACAATGCATCTGG